GACCCAGGTACCGCCTCTCCCCGAGAACTCGATGGTGGCATTGGAGACCAGGGTGCCCGAGACCTTGACGGCGTTGACGATCTCCTGCTCGTCGGTCAGGACCGTGGTGCCGCCGGTGGTGGCGACCGAGGTGGTATCGCCGAACTTGTTGTCGGTCTGCTCGAAGTTGTCGTCGGCCTTGACGCCCCAGGTATTGTCGTTGCCCCCCTCGGTCTGGTTGGTGAGGAGGATATTGGGGGTGAGGGTATCGGCCATGGCTTTTCTCCTCCCCTCAGCCGCTCACGCGCTGCGAGCGGCGCCACATGTCGTTGGTGACGGCCGCCTCGTTGATGTAGCCCTGCGTCTTGGTCAGCTCGGCGACGGCCGCCTGGGTGTCCTTCATCCACTCGTAGGCCTTGGCCACGCACGCGGTGCGCAGCAGCGTCGGATAGCGCCGTGTCAGGAAGTTCGTCTCGTTAGTCGATGCGGCAAGCGGGGCGGGCTGAGCGTAATACATGAGCTGGCCCGAGAAGGCCGTCGTGCACTTCACGTCGACGTAGGCCGTCTCGCCGATGATGGTCCACATGCACGGGCTGCCGGAGAACAGCACGCCCGAGGAGTCGCGGCCGGGCCGGTAGTTGCCTTCGTGCCTGAACTCGAGGGGCTCGCACCAGCCCCACGGCAGGAACTGGACGGCATCGAGGAAATCACCCTCCAGGTCGGAGAGCGGGGTCGAGGAGGCGTCTTGCGCGAACGTGAACGGCTCGTCGGCGATCATCTCCCGCACCCTGAGGCGCTGGTAGATCCAGGCCTCGGCCTCCTCCAGGATGGTGGTGGCCGGGATCAGGGAGTTGTTGACCGAGTGCTTGATGGAGCCTTCCACCGTCTTGGCCCCGACGAGGGTGGTGTAGTTGGCCATGGGTCACATCCAGCCGAGGAGCGTCCAGAGACCGTTGAGAAGGAAGTAGAGAACGACTACGGCAATGACGGCCGCCGCCGTCGCCCTCGGATCGTGGTCACACGTCCTTCCGTGCCTGGTCGAAGGTGATGACGCCCTGGTCGATCAGCACCTCCACGGCCGCCCGGCGCTCGGTGACGGAGATGGAGAAGCGCTGGTCGATGGCCTTCCTGACCTCGCCGAACACGTACTCGCGCTTGCCCCGGCCCCAGGCGGAGAGATCGACGCCGGCCGCAGCCGAAGTGGCAGGCGGGACGGCGGTGGGCGCCTTGCCGTTGGCGGCGGGCGCCGGGTTGGGCGGCTCGGCCCCGATGCCTCCGAAGGTGACGCCCTTGAAGTCGGCGGGCCCGGCCGCGTCCTGAGCCCCGTCCTGGGCCCCGTCCTGGGCCCCGTCCTGGGCCTCGTCGCCAGTCTCTTCGGTTCCCGCGATCGCCTCTGCCTGCGGCTCGCCGGATGGCGCGTCGCCAGACGGCGCGTCGCCAGATGGCGCGTCGGTCGCGGGGTCTGCGGCCGTCACTGCCCTGGGCAGCAGGTCGCGGAATGCCGAGAGCCGGCCATTGAGCGAGGCCACAAGCTCGGCCTTCTTGGCCGGCGCATCGGGGCCCAGCTGGATCGCGGCAAGCTTGCGGAACTCCGCCCAGGGAAGCGTGTCCGCCTGCTCCAGGACCGCTTCGACGCTCGATGCCGCGTCCGCAATGGCGTGCGCCAGTACCGCGAGCTTGGCGCTCGCCTCGGCCGCCGCCTTCTCGTTTGCCGCCGCCTGGACCTCCGCCTCCGACGCGGCTGTGCGCATCTGCGCCGCCGTGACCCCGCGCGCCCGCGGCTTGCCGTCGGGGATCTCCCGGTCGTGGGCGTCGAAGTGGATGCCGTCCTGGAAATACTTGGCGATTGTGCCGGCGACCTCCACGGCGGGTCCGATCAGGGTGCCGAAGTCGCGCCTGCGGTCGAGTTTCCTGCTCATGCTGCCTTCTCGTCCTTGGGTTTCTGGGGCAGCGTCCCCGACGGGACGCCGCATAGCTCGACAGCCAGAACGCGGCTTCGAGCGGTGGACCACTCGACAAACTCCAGAAGGCCCTGCTCCGGGCGGCCGCGCTTGAGCCGGTCCAGGAGCTGGGGCGCCGAGACACCGTACGGTGCATTGGCCACGGCCGTGCGCACGGCTGGCGGCAGCTGGTCGAAGGCCTCCATCTCCACCAGCCTGCGCTGCTGGGCGCTCATGCGGCCTCTTCAGGCCGGAGGGCGGAAGCCGGGTTGGCGGCGCGCTCTGCGAGCGCGAGCTGATGATCCAGTCTGGCGCTGTCGGCCCAGGAGCCCGCGAAGGTGTAGGTGCCGACGTGCTCCACATGCGCCCACGGCGCCGCCCACACGCTGCCTCCCGTCCGCCGCCAGGCGGCGCAGAGGGCGTAGTCCTCCGACAGGAGGTCCCCGGCTTCGACGGGAGACGGGAAGAACTGCCTGATGCGGGCGCCCTTCGGCAGGTAGTCGCCGGGCAGGCAGTTGACGTACTCGGGCGCCGAGGGCTCAAGCGTTTCCAGGACGTGCCGCTCGATCAGCATCAGGCCCGCCCCGCCCCACTTGATCTCGAAGGGCTCGTCAAGCCTGATGGGGCGCGGGCCTCGCGGCCCCTCGGGCACCGCAGCCAGCTTGGCCGCGCCATGCGCGTCGGGCGCGTCGACGTGCACAACGTTGAAGTGCCCGCTGTAGCGATGCAGCTCGGCAGCGGGCACGCCGGCCTTGGCGGCCCGCGCCACGCGCTCCCAGTCGATGGCCTTGAGCGGCACCGGCGCCACGATGATGGGCTTGCCCGCCGCCACCATCCGCGCCACGTCCGGCACCCGGAAGCCCTGGTCGGCGTCGACGAACAGGAGGTGCGAGGCGTCGGCCAGTTCGGGCCGGTTGAGGAAGGCCCAGGCGATGGCGTCGCGCGCCCGGCCGATCAGCGACTCGTTGCCGATGTCGATGCAGGTCAGCCGGGAGCCGTCGCGCAGCAGCGAGCGGTCGAGCGCACCCCTTGAGGCCGCGTAGGCGCCGGTGCACTGGCCTCCGTACATGGGCGTGCCGAGCACGATGTGCATGCGCTTTCCTCTTGCCCCTCGGTCATGAAAATGGCGGGCTGCTCCCGGTGAGGAGCGCCCGCCAGTCGGAAGCCGGAGATGGAGACCCGGCTTGTCGGTTTGTCGGTTACAGGCAGACGGAATGTCGGTTGCAAACCGACATTCGCCGGCCGCCGATCACTGCTGGGGCGGTTTCTGCCCCGGCTTGGTCTTGTCGTTGTAGGTCACGACGTCGCCGGCACCCGACAGCGAGTGCGACACGTCCGTGGGGCTGCCCTTCATGGACCGGCCCATCAGGGCCTCGTTGGCATTGATCTGGTGGCTCGACCGGTCGGGGCCCGATTCGGTGACGATCGTCTGCCCGAAGTGGGCCTTCATTTCCTTGCGCATGGTGCGCTCCTTTCGCTTCAAGTCTCGTTTCTGCGGTGGCCCGGCTTGCCTGCCGCTGCCTGCTCGCCTGCGGGCTCAGTACCCGTAACGGGGCCGCGGCAGGCCGCCGAAGCCCCCGAAGCCGCGGAACATCTCCTCGATCCGGTCGGCTTCCTCCGAAGGGAGGATGTCGCCCTGGCCCATGACGCGGGGACGGCGGCCGACGCAGGTGTAGCCGTCCTCGGCGGCATTGCCGTAGCCCGGCTGATCGAGGTAGCGCGGGTCCGAGGCCGGGTCGGGGTGCGAAGCCCCAGGCGTCGGCCTGTTGGGGTCGCGGAAGTACATGGTCATGTGCGGCACTCCGCTGCTCAGGCGTTCGGTGCTGGTGGTGAGCGGTGAGTATGCTCCACCGGTCTCACCACCTCTCCGGGGCGCAGGGACGCCCCGGCATCGATTGTCCGCTCAGTCGTCCCAGAGGATCGTCATGAACGGGTAGGCCTGCCCGGTGGGCGTGCCGGTGCCGGGGTTGCACCACAGCGACACGGCCGTGTCGGCCGGCAGCGTGCGGTCGAGCATGTAGGTGGCGAAGCCGGCGTCGGCATAGTCGTAGGTGGAGCGCACGGACTTGGCGCTGTTGATGGCGAGGCTGTTGACGCTGAACTCGTCGCCGTAGGCGTCGGCATCGGCACTCGTCCCCACCGATACCGAGGGCGCGTTGGTGGTGGCCGAGAAGGCCTCGATGGACCCCTCCACGCCGTAGTCGAGCAGGAGGCCCCTCTTGCCCTTGGGGCCGGCGACCGCAAACTGCTGGGCCGAGCCGGTGCCGAAGTCCAGGAGCCCGAAGGTGTACTTCACCGGGGCGTTTGACTTTTCGTAAGCCATGGGTCTGTTCCTTGTGCTGCGAGTATCCGGATGCGCGAGGCTTTAAGTCTCCGGCCCCGCTGGCGGCGCCTTGCCTCGTCGAGTTGCCTCTTGGAGGCCGGCGCCGACCGGCGTCGCCGGATCAGCCGATCACGCAGCGCTGTCCCACTTCGCGATCCGGCACTGTGCTGCCTGGTCGTGGAAGATCCCGTAGCCCAGCAGGGCGTACCAGGCGATGCCGCCCGAGCGCCCGTAGTCCTGCGGGATCTTGGCCCTGATCTCCTCGGGGATCACCACCGCCTCGTTGACCGTGTCGCCGCCGAACACGAAGGCCCAGGACGACTTGGCGTTGTTCCAGGCGTCCGCGGTCTGCGTGTAGGGGTCGAACGTGGTCGTGTCGATCGCCCCGCCCTTGGGGATGAAGTTCTGCTCGACGAAGCGGTCGCCCTCGTAGCGGCCGACCTCGCCGTTGTAGATCTTCGCCTGCCCCTCGCCCGTGTACTGGTTGATGGTCTCCAGCTCGTTCTTGAACGGGCGGTAGGTGGTCGGATGCGAGAGCCACACGTAGTCGTCATCAACGAAGCCGGGAATGTTGCGCTCCCGCATGTCGTCGGTGATGGCCTTGATGTGGCCGGTGCCCAGGGCGACGTTGTTGGTCGTCACCGTGGAGCCGTTCTCGGTCCTGACCACGCTGGTGGTGGAGGTGTCGGCCGCGTAGCGCAGCTTGCAGGTGTCGAACTGCTCGAACACCTTGATGTCGAAGGCCTTGCGGCAGTCGTCCTTGAGGCTCTTGTCGATGATCCTCAGCACGTCGTGCTTGGCGAGCTGGGCCAGCTTGCCCGTATAGGGCACCGAATTGCCGTGCTCGCGGATCGTCAGCGAGGCCTGCGTGACGGTGAAGTTGGTCTCCGGCATGGGCTGCAGCTCGTTGAGCTCGCGGCCCTGCGTGGCGACGCTGCCGTAGACGTTCCAGAAGTACTTGTCGCCCCGGTGCAGGCCCTTGGCCATCGCACCCTCGTCCGGCTCGCAGAACTGCCGGAACTTGGAGAGCGGCTGCAGGGCGGTACGGAGGATGTCCGACAGTTCGTCGTGGTACATGAAGCCGTCGCCCGAATCGACCCACGTCAGTGCCGCGGTCATGGCACGTTCCCTTTCTCGCCTCCCTTGGAGCCGGCCGCATCTGGGCTCGGCGCTCCTCGGGCTGGACCGCGTGTGGGCTTGGGCTTTTTTCGACCTCGCTCTCTCAGCTGTGTACGGGGAAACCGCGTTGGCGTTTCATGTCCCGGACGATTTCCTGAGCTGTGCGCGGACGCGGCGCTTGAGGCGGCGCTGCCCTCACCCCGGCGGCCCGGGGTTGCTGCTGTGCCCCCCGCTTGGCCTCGATCCGGCTCTGCAGGGCAGGGTCGGACGAAGCCCCGTGGGGCTGTTGCGTGTGCGGCTGACGCTGGGCCGGCGCCGGCTCCTCGGCACGCTGCAAGCCGAACTCCCTCGCCATGTACTGGCCGGTGCGATCCAGCAGCTGTGCCGGGGTCGCGACCTGGAGCCCTGCCTGGCGTGCACGGCCGTGCACGAACACCAGCTGATTGATGTCGCGCGAGAGCGGTGCCAGGTCCGCATCGGAGAGCCCGCCGACCTCCTGGAGGTCCCGGATGATCTCCTTGCGCAGCACGCCTACGGCGGCATCGGCCAGAACGTCGTTGTCCTTGAGCGCGGGGTACTTGTCCGCGAACGCCTTGAGGGCAGCGGCGTTTTCAGCCTCGGCCTTGGCCTGACGGAGCTCCTCGTGCACGTGCTGGCGGACGGCGTCCTGGCTGACCCTGGGTTGAGGGTCGGGCGCCTGGACGGTGGTCTCAAGCAGCTCGGCGAGGGCGTCGGCGCCTTCGTCGGTGTCTCCGACCTGGATGCGCTCGGCCAGCTGGCGGAGCTTGTCCCGGTCGATCTTGCTTCTGCGCGGTGGGGATTCCGTCGAAGCGGAAGGACGAGCCTCTGGCTGTGGGTGGCCCGGCTCGGGTGACGCTGCGTCCTCTCGCTCTGCCCGCACGGCCGGTTGGGATTCCGGTGCCGAGGCGGGGGCTGCGGACGCTGGGTGCGTCTGGCCGCGAATCACTGTCGCGGACTGGATCGCATCCCGCAGGATATCCTTGGCCTTGTCAAGGCGTTTCTCGCCTGCGGTGTACTTCCGTGCGCGGCTCAGGGCCTCGTCGAGCGTGACTTCTTCGTCGCGGCCGTCGACCTTCAGGACGACCTTCTGCGGCAGGGCGGCGGCGGCAGGCTCACGCAGCCCGTCCGCCTCAGTCCGCGCCTGCGCTGCGCTGCGCTGCTCGCTCCGGGCCGGCTGCGCAGGCCGCTCGGGCGGCTGGGCCTCGGTGACCGGTTCGGGCGCCGGCTCCGCTGCGGGCTCCGGCTGCTGCGCACGCCCCTCCTTCTCCGCCCGCTCCCTGTTGCGCATCTCCTGGTAGCGCTTGGCCGCGCGCTCGCGCACGCCGTCGCGCCGCTGCAATTCCTGGGCGTGGCGGTTGTGTTCAACCTGGGGCTCGGCGGCCGGTGCCGCCTCGGGCCCGGCAACGGCCGCCGCCGAAGGGGCCGCGTCGGACTGCGGGGCGGATGCCTCCCGCTCGATGTCCTCGGGCTGCAGCGCGACGATGGGGGCCTGCTCGGCGGCGGCGCTCTTACCGAGTTTGTCAGCCGTGGTAGCGGTCGTCGTGGGGGTCATGGGAGTTCCCGTATTCCTCTTCGATGATCTGGGCCGCCTCCTCGGCGGCGTTCATGGCGCCCACGATCCAGTCCCTGGCGCGCAGGTACTCCTCGATCTCGGACTGGATGCGGGCGATGGAGACCCCGTCGCGGGGGTCGGTGGTGCGCAGGACCTGGATGGCGGCCAGCGCCTCGCCGCGGCGGGCGGCCACGTACCGGGCAAGGGGCCCGTGGTCGTTGATGTCGATCTCGATCTGGGCCGCGAGCCGGCCCGCCCGTTCCAGTTCGATGCGCCGCTCGCGGTCGTTCTCGGCGTCGTGGCGCGCCTCCAGGCTGGCGAGCGCCTGCTCGGAGAACTCCTCCAATACTTCCCCGAGCGGAGAAACCGGCACGCGCGAGGGATCACGCCGCAGCATGGATCGAGCCGGCCTGCCTGTGATTTCAGTACGGAGAGGCGAGCGGACTGTTGCCGCCATTGGCCGATAGGCTGGCCCGCGGCAACTGCGCCGCAGTTCCGCCCTGCTGTCCGACGAGCTGCTGGATCAGCGCCCGCAGCAGCATCTGGCGCGGATCGGCTCCGATGGCTGGCGGCAGCCCCTGGCCCTGGGCCATCCGCGCTCCGCCCATGCCTGTGCCCATGCCCGGGGGAGCCATGCCCGGGGGAGCCATGCCCGGGGGAGCCATGCCCGGTGCGCCGATCCCCGACGTGCCCATGTCTGGCATGGCCCCGCCGGGCAAACCGTCGTCAGCCGAGCGGTCCCCAGCACCGGTCAGGATGTTGAGCACACGTTGGCGAGATGCCGGGTCCTGGATCTGCCGGGGCGGCTCCCGTCGGCCGCCGGAGCGCGTCGCACCGGCGCCACCGCGACCCGCACCGCGCGCGCCAGGACCGCATGCGGGCTTGAAAGCCAGCTGCGCCGCCAGCTTGCGCGATTCGTGGCTGCGGCCTTCGCGCGCCTGGGACGTCTCGTGCGCACGCCCTTCGCGCGTCTGCGCCGCCTCGTGCCGGCGCCCCGCCTCGCCCATGCGTGCTTCGTGCACGCGGCCCTGCTGCGCCTGGACGGCGCCGGCCACGTGCTTCACCACCTCGCGGTGGTCCTTCATCTGCTCGATGAGGAGCTTGGTCTGGTTGTCCCGCTGGTCCTGCATGAGGTCGGCGCGGATCTGCAGCATCAGTTCCTTGAGCGAGGCCGCCATCTTCTCGCGCTCGATCTGCATCTGCGCCATCATCTTCTGCGCGTCGGGGTCCTGGTGCTGCTGGGGCTCGCCCACCTCGTAGAAGCGCGCCCCGTCCTTGAAGCCGGCCGCCCCCAGGATCTCCTCGATCAGCGTCTCGCCCTTGAGGCGGATGCCCTGCGCCTCGAACATCGGCATCATGGGGGTGAGCATCTCGCCGGCCATGCGGAACTTGGCGAGCCTCTGCATCGGGTCGAGCGCGCCGATGCCGGCGTTGACCTTGAGCAGCACCTCCACCGATTCCCAGTCCGACAGGCTGGGCATGTGGCCAAACTCGGCCAGCGCGCGGGCCTTCTGGCCGGCGATGGCGATGATCTTGGCGTCGCTCTCCAGCCGGCGCTCCAGGTGCAGGACCTGGCGCAGCGCCCGCTCCACCCAGGTCTCGATGAAGGTTCTCAAGTCATACTCAGACACCGCGTTGGCCGAGCCCGACATCAGCCGCATGCCGCCCACGGTCTCGTTCAGCTGGCGCGAGGTCTGCACCGAGGACGTGGAGAACACGCCGGCCAGCTCGTCGAACATGGCGTTGTTGACGCTGGTTTCGGTGTAGGCCGCCCCGGTGGGACCGGGCGTCTGCTGGAACACCACGTCGGTGGCCGGGTCCTCCACGGTCAGCACGGCCTCGGGCTGGCCGCGGCGCTGCAGGGCCACGGTGTCGACGTTGCGCCCGGCCTTCACCACGGCGAGCGGGGCGATGGCGCGCTTCAGCGTGTCCTGGCGCAGGTTGGTGATGTCGTTGAGTTCCAGCTGCAGCGGCTGCCAGGACTCCACCGGGGACATCGGGAACACCCGGTGCGTGTCGATCTGGGCAAGCCCCATGATGTAGGGCCGCTCGCCGTCGAGTTCCGGGTAGGCCTCCCACACGGGCCTGACCCTCGACAGGTAGCCGTGCCAGCCCACCGACCAGAAATGCCAGTCGGTGCCGGCCACGCGCACGAAGTTCTCCTGTATCCACACGATGTCGAGGGGCTCGCCCGGCGACCTGGCGTCCTGGTAGCGGTCGCCGCCGCCCTCCCTGACCCGCCTCGATCCCGAGCGGTCCTCGTCGATGCGGCCCTTGAGCAGCAATCCGTCCGGCACGTTGGGAAGCCAGCCGGGATCGGCGGTGCCGGGCTTGCCCGTCGACGCCATCCACGAGCGGACGTCGGAGAGGCCCATGGGGTAGCGCACGAACAGCCAGCGTCCCAGCTGCACCGGATCGACCCACGGCGCGGCCGGGTCCACGTCCACGTTCTCGATGGGGATGAGGTCGATCATCGGGCGGTCCTCGACCACCCGCATCACTGGTTCTTGCCCCTCCACCATCACCGGCTGCAGGGCCATCTGCCCGGTCGCCGGGTTCGGCACGAACTCCATCACCGGCTGGCCGCTGTCGTCCGTCTGCGGCACCATCACGGGCCGGTACTCCCCGGTCGGCACCTCCTCATAGCGCCAGTGTTGCTTGGAGATCACCACCCCGGTGCGCTGGGCATCGAGGCATGCGCCCGACACGGTCTGATACCAGGGGATGCCCGACTTCGTGGACGAGCGCGTCAGCCGGTAGTCCAGTGCCGCCTTCAGGGTGGCGGCGGTCGCCTTGGAAACGGGATCGTCCTCGTACTCGGCCTCCACCGACACCACGTCCTCGGTGGAGAACAGGGCGCCGATGGTGGTGGCGAGGTTCTTCCTGACGGCCGCCCGCGTCTTGGGCACGAACAGCCGCGACCGGCCCCGGAACGCAGGCCCCAGGTACTTCGACCCCAGCGCGTGCTCGTTGTTGTAGGCCCGGTAGGCGCGGCTCAGCTGCGGTTCGAGCCGGGACTGGTAGTCCTTGGACAGCTGCTGGGCACGGGCGACGATGGAGAGGAGCGGGATGCCCTCGGGCTCGCCTGCCTCGTAGGCCATGCTGCCGACGGCGCCGGCCGCCGACTGGCCGGCAGACCCCGCCCCGCCGCGGGCGTGCAGTTCGGCACGCCCGACCATGCGCGCCGAACCCGACGGGGAGCCGGGTTCGGACGACTTGTCGGGCGGACGCGGATCGGTGCGCGAGGACATCTGCGCTCAGGGCCTCGGTGTCGGGCTCGGAAAGGGATGGGCGGACTTGTGAGGCGTCAGGCCGAATGCATCAGGCCGAACGGATCAGCCGACGCTCACCGGCAGCGGCTCGATCGGCAGCTTCGGCCTGGCGCTGGTCGGGAAGTCGGGGACGATGAGCTTTGGCCGCTGCGCCGATGCACGGCCGTAGGGACCATTGGCGCGCGCATCGAGGAAGCGGTCGAGCGAGAAGCCGGATCTCGGCAGACCCAGGCGCTCCAGGCACTCGCCGGCCGCGCGCATGATGCACTTCATGCCGGGGTCGGCGGCGAGGCTCTTGATGTGCACGATCTGGTAGAGGCTGCGCTTCATCAGCAGCGGCAGGGTGATGGCGACGATGCCGCCGCGGTGATCGACGCGCACCTGCCAGCGCTGGTCGGGATACCAGGCCTGCAGCGCCCGCCAGATGCGCTTGCCGAGCTCGAAGTCGGCCTGGGCGTGCGGATCGGCCTCGTCCTCCGCGCCCGGCTTGTCGTAGTCGAGCATCGGGGCGCAGAAGGTCTTCTTGACGTGGATGGCGTGCCTGCGGGCCGCGACGTGGGCCGGCACAGCCAGGCCCTGCGACACAGGCACAACCAGGCGAGGGGAAGAACCGGGGGCGGGGCGCTTGCGCTGGTGTCCGGCCGGAGCGGCTGCGGCTGATCGGGGTCTGGTCATATCGCCTGTGCCTCCTTCAGCGCCTGTTGCCTCAAGGCCGCCTCCCACTCCTTCAGGCGCTCGGCCCCGTACACCGGGTTGGCGCACACGAGCTGCCTGGCGTGCCACGTGCCGGCGATCTCGACCTTCTTCCAGACCACGTACTGGCCCGGACCGATCTTCTGCGAGCCCGACGGCGTGGCGGGGAACGCCGCCATCACGCGGCCCTCCCGACGCCCATATCGTCGAGCGTGGAGTCGACGGCGGCATCTAAGGACTGCTCCGCCTGCAGCCGGCGCTCCTCCTCGGCCGCAGTCTGTGCCTCACGCTTGGCCAACGCCGGCGCCACGCATTCCGCGTGAAAGTTGGCCTTCCACGCGTGCCGGCCGACGTGCTCGAAGGTCATGTTGGGGTCCATCCAGGCGCGGAACCCCAGGGCACGGGCCATCGCCGTGAAGGCGTAGTCCTCGCCCCACCAGCAGGGCCCGTGCTCATTGTGCGGCATGGCCGGGCTGATCCCCGTGGGAAACAGGTCGTAGTGCGGCGTGCCGTCGTCGTCGAAGAAGATGCGGGTGGCGTAGGCCTTGACCATGGCCTCGATCACGCCGCGCCGGATCAGCATGAAGCCCGTGGGCAGGCCCTCGCACTCGAACAGGCCGCGCTCGTCGGGCTCCGCGCCGGAGAGGACCTTCACCGGCCACTTGTGCCGCCCGAAGACTGGGACGCCCCGCTCGTCCTTGACGGACTCCTTCTTGGGGTAGACGCCGCCGACGATGTCGCGGTCGCCGCCTCTCTCGCTCTGCATGTGTTCCAGCAGCCGGCGGATGCCGTCCCCGGGCCCGCCCACGTCATCGTCCCAGAAGAACAGGTGGGTAGCCGTCGTGGCGCGGAACATGCTGACGAGCTTGTTGCGCCCCAGGTGCACGTAGGTGCCGGGCAGCGTCTCCTCGCTGACGGCGATCCGGTGCCGAAGCAGGTCGAGGACGTTGAGGTGCCGCGCCCTGGAATGCTCCATCGCCGGGGCCCCGCAGTAGGAGGGGGTGGCGATGAAGACGTGGGGACGCATCGCGAGGGCGGCGCCGCTCGGGCCGGTCATGCTGCTGCCTGTGCCTTGTGGAGCGCACCGCCGGGCTGGCGCATCAGGTATTCGTGCAGGTTGCCGCGCCACACCCGGCCGTCCGGATGGTCCTTGCTGGGGAAGGCGTGGTGGTCGATGGAGAGGTCGGGCACCAGCCAGATCTCGCCGCCGCAGTCGCCCCAGCGCCTGCAGAAGGCGTAGTCCTCGCCCCACCAGCGCCCGTCGGCGCCCCCGACATGGGCGCCGTGGTTGAAGAGATCGACGGCGGGCCGTTCCGCATCGCCGAACAGCAGTTCCGGGTAGGCCCGCATGAACCTGCGCACGGCCACCCGCGTGACCTTGAGGAACCCCGCAGGCACCATCGTGGCCCTGATCGCACCGTCGCCAAGGCGCAGCACCGGCCGGCCGCCGCCGTCGCGGTGCCAGTCGCCCATGTATTCCTCCGGCTCCTGCTTGTAGCGGTAGGTGCCGGCCACCACCTCGCCCTGCGTCTCGATCAGGCGGACGAGGTCCACCGGCCGCCAGGACTCGTCGTGGTCGAGGAACACGAAGGCGTCAGCATCGGTGGCAAGGGCCCGATGCAGCATCTCCGCGCGGGCGAAGGACACGTAGGCGCCGCCGACGTTGAAGGTGGCGCTGTGCCCGATGCCGGCCGCGTCGAGCGCCGGAACGGAGGCCTCCAGCGCGGCGAGGTAGGCCGGATGCGGCGCCTCGACCGTCGGAGTGCAGAACACGACCTTCATTGCGCCGGCACCTCCCTGGCCCCGCTCAGCACCCCAGATGCTGGATCTGGTGCTGGATCTGGCGCGGCGTCTGGCGCCAGGTCCGGCCTTCCGTCTGCCGCCGTGGGCCCTTTCGTGGCGATGGCGATCAGCTCGAACCCGCCGGCGCGGTGCACCTCCACGTGCGCGAACCCGGCCTGCCGCATCGCCTCGCCGAGCGTGGCCTGCACGAACCCGCAGTGGTGCGCCATGTAGGGGTTTGCCTGCACGTACTTGCGCATGCCGTAGATCATGTCGAGCCCGGTCACGGGCCCGGAGTCGGACTGATAGAGCACCTCCTCGGTGGCCTTCACGTCTTCCAGGTCCGGCACCCAGACGATGGCCGCCCCGCCCGGCTTCAGGACGCGGTGGAACTCCGCCAGGGCCGCGCCCACGTCCTGGGGATAGAGGTGCTCCAGGGCATGGCAGCAGAACACGGCGTCGAAGGTGCCGGCGGCCTCGCCCAGGGGCGACAGGTCCGTGAGGCTCGCCACCACATCCGGCTTGACGGCCGGGTTGATGTCG